GGCTGCGGAGGCCCCATCCTGGAGCCGCGCGTCTACCGCCGCGATCGGCTGCTGGATCTGCGCCGCCGGGTGTGCGGCCCGGCGTGCGCGCTCGCGGCCAGTGAATACAAGCGCCGCATGCAAGCAAATCAACTGCCCGAATGGGCGTGACAGGAGAACAGGGAACATGACGACAGCAGCCGGAGCACTTATAGCGTTGGGCCTCGTGATTGCAGCCTGGGTGACCAAGGCGCAGCAGCCGCCGCCCATGGCGAACGTAGCGGGGTGGGTGATCGCGATCGTGGGGACGGTGCTGCTCTTGCTCGCCGCGTTCACTGGGTGGGCGCCACGATGAGCCGGCCGCCACCGATGACGCGCTACGTGAGCGAGGTGCTCGCGCGCGACGACGCGATCGCGGCATCCAGCGTGCTCGTGTCGTCGCTCGGCGTGAGCGTGCATGGCGGGCACGCGACGGTGCGCATCTGGTCCCGAGGCGGGTACGCAGGTGCGCTGACGATTGATGCCGCCGATGCCGAGGCGCTGGTCCGGCAGCTCGGGTGCATGCGCGAGCCCGGCGAGCCCGACCTCAAGGAGACGTGATTGATGACCTGGCTGCAACTGCGAGATGAGATTGAGGACGAGTTCCGGGAGCTCACCTGGCGCGAACACGAAGCCCACATCGCCGTGGCTTGGCGCGAGGTTCACATGCGGCACAAGCGCAGCGAGTTGTTGCGAGAGTGGCGTTGGCGCCAGGGCGAGACTGGTCGGCAGCGTGAGCATGCGCAAAGGCACGCGTACTATGTTCGCAAGCGCGCTGAGCCGGGCTGGTGCGCAGCGCGCAACGCTCGCAAGCGTACGCTCATCGCCGCCAAGATGCGGTGTCCGGACGAAGCCGCTCGGCTCCGGCAGCAGATGCGCGCCAAAAACAAACGCAAGTGGGCCAGGCTCAAGGCCGACCGAGTCAAGCACGAGAGACGACTTGCACAAATGCGGGCATGGCGCGCCCGGCACAAGGCCACCTTGGCCGGCCGACGGCACGCGAGGTTCCAGGAACGCAAGTCCGACCCGGTCTGGTTCGCGCAGTTCCAGGCGAAGCGACAAGCATGGCGGGCCGCCCACCGCGAGCAGCGGCGCCAGTACCAGCGCGGCTATCGTGCGCGTGTAAAAGCGCAGCAGTCGCGCAAGAGGGCCGCATGAGGCGGAAGCGCGACGAACTCGAGGGCGACGCCCTGCACGCTCTACTGCTCGCATGCGGGCTGCGGTTCGAGGGCGTACCGACGCTGCCGCTCGAGCTGCCCGGCTACGTCCGCCCCACCACCTGCCGTGAGCTCACCGACGCCGAGCGCGCTATGCTGGCGGAGGTCGACGCGCAACTGCTCGCCCAGCGTCCGTGCCCCACGTCCGAGCCGTCCGTCGAGGAGCGCTTCGCCGACCTGGTCGAGCGCCACGCCCACGAGTCACCGGCCACGCGGGCGGCTGAGCTGCTGCGCATTCGACGTGACCGCGTTCGCTACGGGCTGCGCCGGCTGCGCATTGGGCACGAGTGGCGGTGGCAGCGTCCGCTCGAGCTGGTGCAGGCCGAGACGGCGGCGGCGCTGCGGCAGCTCGGGCATGCGGGGCTCGCGCGGTGGGTAGACCCAGTGGTTGAGCGGGGTGTGAAATGCGCCTGACCAAAGCAGATCTGATGCAAATTGGGCGCGACTGGTTTCCGTACACGTATGGAGTGGACTCGAGCGATGCCGGCGCCATCAAGGCAGCGTGGAGCGCTTGCGAGGCACGCAACTATAGCAAGATGATTCAGTCGGGCGGGCTTCGTGTGCTAGCGATTGCTGCTGCTCGGTGGTGCCAGCAGGGATTCCCGACGCTGCGCTTTGCGAGCCATAAGTACGCCGCTGCTCTGTGCAACACGTATGCGCGAGTCGCGGACGCCGACCTGCACATTCCGTGGCGAGCGTTCCTGCTGGAAGTGCCAACTCAACTCCTTCGATTCGAGACGAGGCCCGGCGGTGTTGATGAGTACCGCTTCGCGCTCGTTCAACAAGTCGACCAAGCGGACGGACGCTGGCTGGCCGTGTGCAATGTGCCCGCAAACAACGACGAGGTGAGCTGCACCGCGCAACCGTTCGCGGACATCTTGTGTGTCAGCGGCGCATCCGAAGTGGATGAATGCTTTGTGGACGGTATCTGCAAACTGGTCCCTTCTACCGGCACCGAACAGAGGTGCAAGGCCGGGGAAGCGCTGATTCGCTTGGCCGTAAACGCGTCCATCGCTCTAGGCGACCGAACCGCGTGGAAGCCAGCGGGTAAGCGCGCGGTTTGCAGCCATTCGCCCATGCCAGGTCAGCTCGGTCCCCAATGTGCGTACGTGCTTGGTCGCCCGATAGTCGTCGACTGCCGAGTTGCCTTGCGCGAGTACATCGAAGGTAGACGGCACCATGCACCTATGGTGCAGTGGCTCGTAAGGGGGCATTGGCGCAACCAAGCATGCGGTCCGCGGCTAACCGAACGTCGACCGCGGTGGATCGAGCCCCATTGGAAAGGCGCTGAGGACGCGCCGATCAACATCCGACCGCATGTGCTGCATCGTTCGGAAGGAGCGGGTACATGAACTGGATGCGCAAGGAAGCGGTGACGTTGAAGTTCGCCGCTGTGGTGCGGGTGTGCGTGACCGATACGAACGACGTAGTACTGCAATGGCCCAATGGTCTTCTGCGAACATGGCAAGCCGGGGAGGGTTCCCGGCTCTCCTGCGCGCAGTTTGATGAAGTCGTTGCCGAGGTGACGCACGCACTGGCGCTGCACGTGCGCCACGGAGACGCCAAAGCCACCGACACATGAAGGGCATCGAGGGCCATGAAACCCACACTCTACGGCTTCGACTCGAACGGCGAGCGCCGCGCGGTGCAGCCGGTGCCGACGCAGCCCACTGTGTGTCGAGAGTGCGGCAGCCCGCTCGCGCCACTTCGGCGGTACGCGGGGCTCTGCCGCCCGTGCGTCCTGGCATGGGGCCAGCGGTCGCGCCGGGCACCGCAGCCCCCGGCACCGCTTGCGTCACTGCTGCGCGAGTTGAGCCGCACCACGCGACAACGGCCTGATGGCCGCACTGAGGCATACGTGCAGGTCGAGTGCTCGTGCGGGCGCCGGCGCGTCCTGAAGCTCACCACCTGGCTGCACCATCAGCCGCACTGCTGCAACCGCTGCCGGCTGCGCGAGGTCGACGCGCATGGATTCGAAGCGGAGCGGCCCCGGCCCCGCTATCGTGCGTCATGGCATCGGGGCATGCCGAAGTAACCGAGGAGAAACCAGCAACCCATGCCAACACAACCAGCCAAGCAGCCCAGCCGCAAGCGCGACCCCGATGTGCGCAGCAGTGTGGAATCTATACAACCGCGCGCGCGAGCCTTATCCCAGGCCGAACCGGGTGGCCCGGGCGGCAGCGCTGCAGAGTGGGTCAAGCCGTCGGCGCTCAAGCCCTGGCCGCAGAACCCGACCAAAGATGACCCCGCGTCGGTGCGCCGCGTCGCTGAGTCGATCAAGCGCTTTGGCTTTGGCGCGCCGCTCGTCGCGCGCAGAGCCAACGGCGAGGTCATTGCGGGGCATACGCGCCTGCGCGCGGCCAAGCAGCTCGGCCTCGAGCTCGTGCCGGTGCGCTACCTCGACATCAGCGAGAAGGACGCGCACATCCTGGCGCTCGCCGACAACCGTCTCGCCGAGCTGACACTGCGCAACAACGCTGAGCTCGCCGAGTTGCTGAAGGCGATGGAGCCAAGCGACCAGCTGCTCGCCGGCTACACGGGTGGCGATGTCCAGGCGCTGCTTCGGGAGGCGGAGGGCGAGCCGGAGATCGTCGAGGATGAAGTGCCGGCGCCGCCCAAGGTGCCGGTGACCAAGCTCGGCGATGTGTGGCTGCTTGGGCGGCACCGCCTCGTCTGCGGGGACTGCCGCGCTGCAGGTGGTCTGGTGCCAGCGACTGGCGGCGCGTCGGTGAACCTCGCGTTCACCAGCCCACCCTATGCAAGTCAGCGCGCGTACGACGAGTCGAGCGGGTTCGAGCCGATTGACCCCGACCATTATGTCGAATGGTTCGAGTCGGTGCAGCGCAACGTGCGCGCGGTGCTCGCGGCCGATGGGTCGTGGTTCGTGAACATCAAGCCGCACTCGGATGGGCTAGACACTGGCTTGTATGTGCTCGACCTCGTCGTCGCGCACGTGCGCCGCTGGGGATGGCACTTCGCGACCGAGTATTGTTGGGCGCGTCAAGGCTTTCCGGGCAAGCCGGCGCGGCGATTCAAAAACCAGTTCGAGCCGATCTATCAGTTCGCGTTGAATGAGTGGAAGTTCCGGCCCGGCGCGGTGACGCATGCATCGGATCGTGTGCCGACGTACGATCGCGCGAACCATTGGGCGAATGGATTGAACGACAGCACCGCCGGGCGTGCGGGGAACGACTGGGCGGCGGTCAGTGATGGTGATGCGTACCCTGGAAACATGCTGCCGGTGGGAGCCAAGCCGAATGCAGGAGGCCACGTCGCAGCCTTTCCGGTCGGCTTGCCCACGTTCTTTATCCGCGCGTACACCGACCCGAGCGACACCGTGCTCGACCCATTCATCGGCAGCGGCACCACTTTGATCGCCGCCGAGCAGCTCGACCGCCGCTGCATCGGCATCGAGCTATCCCCCGCTTACTGCGACGTCGTGGTCGAGCGGTGGCAGCACCTCACGGGCGGCAGGGCCGAGCGGGAGTCAAGCTAAGAGCCATGCCCGCGCGCAGCAAATACACGGTGAAGGCCGGCGATGCCATCTGCAAGCTGATCGAATACGGGGTCACCATCGAGGCAGCGGCCGAGTCCGAGGGCGTGAGCCGCAAGACTATCTACAACTGGCGCGACGCGGGGCGTGCCGGCACGAGCAAGGCGATGGTGCGGTTTGCTGCCCAGCTGGAGCGCGCACTCGCAGCTGCCGAGACCCGGCTCACGCTCAACGTCATCAACCGCGCGAAGGACGACTGGCGAGCCGGCGCGTGGTGGCTCGAGCGCCGGCGGCCCGACGTGTACGGCGACCACAGTCGGCGCGACCCAGCTGCCGAAGCATCCGACGGCAAGGCGGAAGTGCAGTTCTATCTACCTGACAATGGGCGACGTCCGCACAAATAGACCCGCAGCGCTCGGGGTGCGGCCGCAGAACGGATCGCAGGAGCGCTTTCTATCAAGCCGCGCCGACATGGTGTTCTATGGCGGCGAAGCCGGCTCAGGCAAGACCAGCGGCCTGGCGCTCGAGTGCCTGCGCAACTACGACGTCAAGGGGTTCTCGGCCATCTGCTTTCGCCGCACTAGCAACCAGCTCAAAGGGCCACAGTCGCTGTGGGAGCTGATGCAGGAGTGGTACCCGGCGCTTGGGGCGGTGCTGCGCGAGACGCCCAACCCGTCAGCCGCATTCGCGAGCGGCTGCAGAGTGCACCTGGATCATCTGCAGTACGACACCGACAAGCTCAAGCACCAGGGCAAGGGCTACGGCTTGATCGGGTTCGACGAGCTGCCGCACTTTCTCGAGTCGCAGTTCTGGTACCTGTTCAGCCGCAACCGCAGCACCAGCGGGGTGGCGCCCTATGTGCGGGCGACGATGAACCCGACGGCCGACACGTGGGTCAAGAAGATGATCGCGTGGTACCTCGACGAGCGCGGCGAGTTCATTCGGCCCGAGCGGTCGGGGGTGATTCGGTACTTCTACCGCGTCGACGATGACCTCGTATGGGGAGACTCTGCCGAGGAGCTGCGCGCGCGCTATCCGCATCTGCGCCATCCGCCCATCAGCTTTACGTTCATCCTGGGGCTGCTCGCTGACAACAAGATCTTGCTCGAGAAGGACCCCGACTACCCCGCGCGGCTGCTGGCATTGCCGCGGGTCGAGCGCGAGCGGCTGCTTGGCAGCGGCCGCGGCGGCAGCTGGCTCATCCGTCCCGCCGCCGGGCTGTACTTTCAGCGCAGCTGGTTCCGTCCCATCGACGTCGCGCCCACCGACCTGGTGGCCGTGGTCCGTGCCTGGGACAAAGCCGCGACCCAGGTCACCCCGGAGCGCCCCGACCCGGACTGGACGCGCGGGGTCAAGATGGGGGTCACGCGCTCGGGGCGGTTCGTCGTGCTGCACATCGAGTCGCTGCGCGGCTCGCCACACCAGGTCGACCGCGCGATGCAGAACATCGCCGCGCAGGACGGCAGCGCCGTCAAGGTCTGCATCTGGCAGGACCCGGGTGGGGCGGGCGTGGTGGACGTCGCGCACATCAAGAGCATCCTGGCTGGGTATTGGGTCGAGTCGGTGGTCGCCCGCGAGGACAAAGTCAGCTATGCCGGGCCGTTCTCAACCCAGGTCGAGGCCGGCAACGTCGACGTGCTGACCGGGTCATGGAACGAAGCGTTCTATGCCGAGCTCGAGGGGTTCCCGGACGCAGCGCACGACGACCAGGTCGACGCGTGCTCCCGGGCAATGCTGGCCCTTCACAAGCCGGGCGTCCTCGCATACCAGAGCGCCATGGATGCGCTCAAGGTGGAGCTCTTGTCATGAAGGTCGTGCAGCGCCTCGACAGCTGGGTCAACGCGCTGACGGGCCTCGGCGGTCTGCGCGACAAGCTCAGCTACCATCAGATCCTGCCCGGCGTGCGCCTCACCGACGGCGCGCTCGAGGCGCTCTACGACACCGACGACATCGCCGCCAAGATCGTCGACAAGCTGCCGCGCGACGCCACCCGCCGGGGCTTCACGCTCGAGTTTGAGGGAGAGAGCGACGACGAGAGCGCCGCCGCGATGCGCGCGCTCTACGCGCAGCTCGAGGACCTGGCCGTGCTGCCCAAGCTGCGCGAGGCATGGATCTGGGCGCGACTGTACGGGGCGGGCGCGGTGTACATCGGCGCCGACGATGGTCTGCTGCCCGCTGAGCCGTTGGCCGAGGACAAGATCGTAGAGGTGCGGTTTCTCAACGTGCTGAGGCGGCCGCAGTTGGAAGTGCGCAAGCGGTACAGCGACATCCACGGCCCGAAGTTCGGGCAGCCAGAACTGTACGCCGTGCGCCGCGCTGATGTCCGCAGAGACGCAGCGGCGGAGGTCCTCATCCACGAGTCGCGGTTGGTCTTCTTTCCAGGCGCCCTCACAGCGCGCAGCGAGCAGGGCGCCGGCGACTGGGACAACTCGGTGCTGCAGCGCCCGCACGATTGCCTCCGGCAAAGCGCGAGCAGCTGGCAGTCAGCCGCGCATCTCTTGACCGACGCAAGCCAGGCCGTGCTGAAGATCGATCACCTGTCTGAGATCATTGCGACCGGCGGCGAGGCGCGGCTGCGGGCGCGCATGGAGATCATGGACATGGCGCGCTCGGTGTGCCGCGCGATCCTCGTCGACGCAGAGCGCGAGGAGTTCACCCGCGTCGCTACGAGCTTTAGCGGGCTGCCCGAGATGCTCGACCGCTTCATGATGCGCGACGCTGCGGCAGCCGAGATGCCGGTGGCGCTGCTCTACGGGCGTTCGGCTGCCGGCTTGAACGCCACCGGCGAGAGCGACACGCGCGGCTGGTACGACGTGGTCGAGGACGCGCAGAACGACGTGCTGCGGCCGCGGCTCGAGCGCGTGGTAAGGGTCTTCATGCTCGCCAAGAGCGGGCCGACGCATGGTCAGGAGCCCGAGAACTGGAAGCTCAAGTTCAACTCGCTCTGGCAGCCCACCGGGAAGGAGCGGGCCGAGACGCGCAAGATCAACGGCGACACCATCGCCACCCTGGTCAATGCGCAGGTGATGCTACCCGAGGAGGGCGCGCTCGACCTGGCGCAATCGGGCGACTTCTCAACGATCGACGTCGAGGCGCGCCAGCAAGCGCTCGAGGTCGAGGCCGAGCTCGCGGCCGACCCGGAGGGCATCGACCCAGAGACAGGGGCCGCCCCGGTTGCTGACGAACCCGCCGCCGCCGA